AATGTAGATCCTGCAAAGAAATAAAAAACTTGATTGACGAATTTTATTTGATTAGAAAAGATAGAGGCGTATTTCCTTCTTCATACTCTTATGAGTGTAAGGAATGTAATAAAAAAAGAGTTTCTGATAATAGAAAGAAAAAACCAGCAAATGCTAACTGGCAATATCCAGACTGGTAATGTTCATGCACGGTTTTTCCGTTCAAAGTAAGCCTTTTCCTAAATATTTTTAGTTAAATATTGCACTTGTAGAGGAACACAAAGATGCCATTAAACTTAGCATCTCCTGGGGTTTTAATTAGAGAAGTTGACTTAACTGTAGGAAGAATCGATCCTGTTTCTCCTTCAGTTGGTGCTATTGCAGCACCTTTTGCGAAAGGACCTGTCGGAGAACCCACTCTTATTCAGAGTGAAAACGATCTTTTAAACACATTTGGAAAACCATATGATGTAGATAATCATTATGAACATTGGATGGTTTCTTCATCTTATCTAGCATATGGCGGATCACTTCAAGTGATCAGAACTGATGACGCCAGTATGAAGAATGGATTTATTGGTAGCGCCCCATCAGTTAAAATTAGAAGTCTTCAGCATTACAATGAACTAGGATATTCTGAAAATACTATAACTGATGTAGTGTTTGCAGCAAAAAGTCCCGGATCATGGGGAAATTCTATTAGAGTTTCAATTATTGATGCACTTGCAGACCAAGTTTTAACTGGCATTAGTACTGAAGATATAAATGGCGGAACTAGTGATATTTCAGTTGGTGCAGGTGTAACTCAATCCATAACTTCAACTCTTCCTGGTGCCGGAACAACAACAACTTTAGATGGATATTTAAAAGGAATTGTTACTGAATTGGGAGTGAACCAAGTTTCAGTTAAAGTTTTAAGTCATGTTTCTGCTGGCGGAACTATAACTGATGTTGATTATCAGAGCAGAGGTGTTTACAGATTTTCGAATAGTGGCACTGTTGGTCTAACTACAGCAAATGGTGCTATTGGTGGTATTGGTGCTACTGCATACACCGGACAAACTGACTGGTTTGATAGTCAACAAGTTACTTTAGGATCCGGTTCAAAAGTAAATTGGAACTCACTTGCCGAAAGACCTCAAACCACCAAATATGGAGAAGATAGAGGTTCGAGATTTGATGAACTCCATGTCATTGTTTATGATGATGATGGTTCGATTACAGGAAACACCGGAACAGTTTTAGAGAAGCACTTAGGTCTTTCTAAGGCGAAGGATGCAACATTTTCTTCAGGATCTCCTTCATATTGGAGAAAGTTCTTAGCAGAAAATTCCGAGTATGTATTTGGAGGATCTGAACCTGCAGGAATTGTAACTACTGCATATGATTCGGGAACATTTGATGAAGCATCAGATACCAGTTGGGATCAAAATGCTCAAGGCATTTCTTTTGCCAGTATTGGTAATTATAATAATGCGATGACTAATGGTCTTAACTATAGTGGTATTGGAACTATTACTAGCACAGGTGCCCTCAATTCAGATCTTTCAGGAGTAATTTCTGGAATTGATGTATTTGTTAATGAAGAGGATGTTGATGTTGATTTCTTACTTATGGGATCTGCTGCATATGATAAAGAAGATGCACAAGCATTAGCAAATAAACTAATTGCTGTTGCCGAAGCAAGGCAGGATTCAGTCGCATTTATTTCTCCTTATAGAGGATCTGCAATTACTGATACATCCACACAAACTGAAGCAACGATTAGAAATATTGATACTATTACAGATAATGTTCTAAGTTTCTACTCACCAATCACATCATCAACATATGGTGTATTTGATAGTGGTTATAAGTACATGTATGACAGATTTAATAATACCTTCAGATATGTCCCATTAAATGGGGATATTGCTGGACTTTGCGCCAGAACTGATGCAAATTCCTTCCCATGGTTCTCTCCAGCAGGAAGTGATAGAGGTGCTATCTTAAATGCAGTTAAACTTGCATATAATCCTGGTAAAATTCAAAGAGACAAACTTTATACGGAAAGAATCAATCCGGTAATTACTGCTCGTGGACAAGGTACAATTTTATTTGGTGACAAGACTTCCTTTGGTAAGTCTTCTGCATTCGATAGAATTAATGTTCGTCGTCTATTCATCTATCTCGAAAATGCAATCTCTGCAGCTGCAAGAGATCAATTGTTCGAATTTAATGATGAAATCACGAGGACTAACTTTGTGAACATTGTTGAACCTTTCCTGAGAGACGTTCAATCTAAGAGAGGAATCTTTGACTTCGTTGTTATTTGCGACCAAACAAATAACACTGCTGCAGTTATTGATAATAATGAATTTGTTGCAGATATTTACATCAAACCTTCAAAGTCTATAAACTTCATTGGTCTGACATTTATCTCTACAAGAACTGGAGTATCATTTGAAGAGGTAATTGGAAACGTTTAATTAAGTAAAATAGAGGTTATTAAATTTAAAAGAGGTTAAAATCCATGGCAACAAAAAACCAGTTCAATCCACCACCACTTAGAAAAATAACTGACTTTAAAAGTCAGTTAACTGGTGGCGGTTCTAGAAGTAATCTTTTCGAATGTGTTCTTTCTTTCCCGGATATTGCACAAGTTGAAAATGATGTTCTGAATAAGTCTAGATTTCTAGTAAAGGCAGCAAATCTACCCGCATCAAATGTTGCTTTTATTGATGTTCCTTTTAGAGGAAGAACTTTAAAAGTTGCAGGTGATAGATCATTTGATAGTTGGACTATTACAGTTATTAATGACACTGATTTTGCAATTCGTTCTGCATTCGAAAATTGGATTAATAAAATTAATCGTGTTTCAGATGGAACCGGAGAACTTGATCCCAATAATTACACTTCCGATGCTTATGTGCATCAGTTAGATCGTAATGGTGAAACACTGAGATCATATCATTTCTATGATGTGTTCCCAACTTCAACTTCAGCAATTGCATTATCTTATGATCAAGGAAATTCAATCCAAGAGTTTTCTGTAGAACTGCAAGTCCTTTATTGGGAAGCTGTTAAGGGTGATTCTCCCGAATCAGGTGGCGCAAATATTAACTGATAAATAGTTAATATACGCAGTTCTTAATCATATACTATGGCCAAACTTTTTGGATTTTCTATTGATGATAACGTAAAAAAATCCCCATCTATTGTTTCCCCCGTACCTCCATCAAACGAGGACGGGGTTGATAATTATATTAGTAGCGGTTTTTATGGACAATTTGTTGATATTGAGGGGGTTTATCGTACAGAATATGATTTACTAAAAAGATATAGAGAGATGGCACTACACCCAGAGTGTGATGGTGCTATCGAAGATGTTGTTAATGAAGCAATAGTGAGTGATCTTTACGATTCTCCAGTTGAAATTGAATTAACAAATTTAAATGCAACTGATAGATTAAAAACTATAATTAGAAACGAATTTAAAAATATTAAAGAGATCATGGACTTTGATAGAAAGTCTCATGAAATTTTTAGGAATTGGTACATTGATGGGAAATTATACTATCTAAAAGTTATTGATGAGAAAAGACCGCAAGATGGTATTCAGGAGATTAGATATATTGATCCTATGAGGATGAAGCATATAAAGCAGGAGAAGAAGGATAAAAAAGGACCTACTCCAGCATTTGTTCCAAACTCACAAAATGATATAAAGTTTCCAGAAACTGAAGAGTATTTTATCTATACTCCACCACAGAAATCAAACATTTATGGTGGTCACACTAAGAAAGGTGTGAAGATTATGAAAGATTCTGTTACATATTGCACTTCCGGATTAGTTGATAGGAATAAAGGAACTATTCTATCCTATCTGCATAAATCAATTAAAGCACTCAATCAACTTAGAATGATTGAGGATTCACTTGTAATTTATAGACTTTCTAGAGCACCAGAACGTAGAATTTTCTATATTGATGTTGGAAATCTTCCGAAGGTAAAGGCAGAACAATATCTTAAAGAGGTAATGAATCGTTATCGCAATAAACTTGCATATGATGCAACTACTGGCGAAGTTCGTGATGATCGTAAGTTTATGAGTATGATGGAAGATTTCTGGTTACCTCGGAGAGAAGGTGGACGAGGAACTGAAATTACGACTCTTCCTGGTGGACAAAATCTTGGCGAAATTACTGACATCAATTATTTCCAAAGAAAACTTTATAGATCATTGAATGTCCCAGAATCAAGAATTGCAGGATCTGGAGATGGATTTAATTTAGGAAGATCATCTGAAATTTTGAGAGACGAATTAAAATTTTCTAAGTTTGTAGGAAGACTTAGAAAGCGTTTTGCTGGTATGTTTAGTGACATGCTTCGCACACAATTACTTCTTAAAAATATCATTACTCCAGAAGACTGGAAGACGATGGAAGATCATATTCAATATGATTTTCTATATGATAATCAGTTTGCAGAACTTAAAGAGTCTGAAATGATTACAAACCGTCTCACTCTTGCTACTACAATTGAACCTTATTTGGGTAAATATTATTCTACCGAATATCTTCGTAAAAGAATTCTCAGACAAACTGATTCTGAGATTATTGAGATTGATATGCAAATTGATGATGAGATTGCAAAAGGCATTTTGCCCAATCCGAATGCACCAATTGATCCAAATACTGGACAACCAATTATGCAATCAATGCAAGATCCTGCAGAAATGGGCAATCAATTAGGAGAACTTCCAGAAGATCCTACTGATCCAGAATCTTTTGGAGTGTAAGAAAACTAAAAACGTAAAAACTATAAATACCAATATACTTATATTAAAATAATATGGAATCAAATATTATTGACCTACTTGCTACCGATGCTTCAGCATCAGAAATTTCTGATAGTATCAAAGCATCTCTTTATGCAAAAACGGTAGATAAAATTGATCAAATCCGCCCATTCGTTGCAAATGACTTATTGAGTTTATCTGATCAAGAAGAAACCGAGGATCAAGAATAATGGGATATATTCGTCATGACGAAAATAATAACCCAGTTTCTCCTCAACCAGGTGTATCTACTGTTTCATATCTTGGAGGTACTACCGGTTTGTCAACTGTCACCTACGAAAATTTTAATGTAGATTATCAGGCTCGTAATACAGATAATAGTCCAAGAACTCCTGGAACATATCAACGTCATGATAAAAATAATAATCCAGTTAGTGTAGGAACATATCAACGTCACGATAAAAATAACAATCCCGTAACATCTCCATAGTAAGATAAAGAAATGAAACTCATCACAGAAGAAATTTCAAACGTAAAGATTATTACCGAAGGTAAAGGTTCTAATAAAAAACTTTATATTGAAGGAGTTTTCCTGCAAGGAGATCTCAAAAATCGTAATGGAAGAATGTATCCTATGGAAACTCTTTCTAAAGAAGTAGGTCGATATAATGAAGCATTCGTCCAAAAGGGACGTGCTCTTGGAGAACTTGGACATCCTGATGGACCTACCGTAAATCTTGATCGTGTTTCTCATAAGATTACTTCACTTACTCAAGAGGGTAGTAATTTCAGAGGTAAGGCACAAATCCTCAATACTCCTATGGGTAAAATTGCATCTTCACTTTTAGATGAAGGTGTAATGCTTGGAGTTTCTTCTCGTGGTGTTGGTTCATTAAGAGAAGATAGTGGTGGATGCAAAGTTGTAGGTGAAGATTTCATGTTAGCAACTGCTGCTGATATCGTTGCAGATCCTTCTGCACCTGATGCATTCGTATCAGGAATTATGGAAGGAAAAGAGTGGGTTTGGGAAGGAGGAATTCTTCGTGAGCAACTTGCAGAGAAAACTCAGAAGAGAATTAACACTCTTGCTGGGCAAAAAATGCTTGAAGAGCATAAATTGAATCTCTTCAATAATTTTCTTTCAAATCTTTAAATTATAAATAAATATAGATTAATAATAAATCTATAATCAAATGTCCGTTGGTAACAATTTACAAGAAATGGAAAACGTAGTAACCAAAGGCGCAGCTCCCGCAGAACCCATGCTGACTGCAGGTGTTCCTGTAGAGGACCTAGGCGGCCCTACTCCCGACAATTACAGAGTCGATGACGACTCTGCTAAGTTAAAAGAACCTTCTCTTATGCAGGTTCGAGATGTTGTTAACTCTAAAGCTGTTAAGGCTGAGGAAGTTGAGAACGAAGAAGAAACTATTTCTGAAGAAGAAGTAGAAACCTCCGAAGATACTGTTGCAGAATCTGAAGAAGTAGTCGCTGAAACTGAAGTTACTGAAGAAAGTGAGGAAGACGGCGAAGTAGTAGCAGAATATAACATGGAAGAGGATGTTCAAGCACTTCTTTCTGGCGAAGAACTTTCTGAGGAATTCCAAGAGAAAGCACGCACCATTTTCGAAAGTGCTATTAATTCTAAAGCTTCTTTAATCAAAGAAGAAATTACTGCAGCATACGAAGTAGCACTCCTAGAAGAAGTTACTGAGATTAAAAATTCTTTAACTGAGCGCCTTGACGCTTACTTAGAGTATGTTGCTGATGAGTGGATTCTAGAGAATGCACTTCAAGTTGAACATGGTCTCAAGACCGAAATGACTGAATCATTCCTTTCTGGAATGCGTAGTCTTTTTGAAGAACATTATGTATCCATCCCTGAAGAAAAATATGATGCAGTCTCTACTATGGTAGAGAAATTAGATGAAATGGAAGATAAACTCAACGAGCAGATCGAAAGAAATATTGCTCTAAATCATAGATTGGCAGAGTCGGTTTCCGATGTAATTTTTGCAGATGTCACTGAGGGTCTTGCGATTTCTCAGAAAGACAAACTCGCTTCTCTTGCCGAAAATGTTGAGTTTGATAGTGAAGAAAACTATCGTGAGAAACTAGTTAGTTTGAAGGAATCTTATTTCCCCAATAACACTAGTGCTCAAAGAGATGAATCCGAAACTATTTCTGAAGATACTGACGTTCAAGAAACACTCTCAGAGTCTGTTTCTCCCAGAATGGAAGCATATCTCCAGACACTCGGAAGAGTCGCTAAAAAGTGATTTTTAAATTATAAGTCAAACTAAAACTTTTTTAAGAGGTTAATTTCAAATGCAAAACAACGAGTATTTGCAGGAGAAGTGGGCACCCATCCTTGACTATCAAGGACTCGATGGCATCAAAGATTCCCATCGTAGAAGTGTAACCGCCACCCTGCTAGAAAATCAAGAAAAAGAACTCCGCGAGCAAGCTGAGTTTTTAGGAGAAGCTCCTATTGCAAACTCCGGTAATGCAAATGGTGCATCCGGTGCTTTTGGTTCTGGTTCTTCTACACCTACCGCTGGTTTTGATCCCGTTCTGATCTCACTGA